GCGTGCAAAAGCATCTGTCACCGACATGTTGACTGTCGGAGGGGACGCATCGCCCGTGAAGTTGCGCACATCATCGACGGTGACGCCCTCGCTCGCAATGTAGGCGTCAATGTCAGCCTCGGGGGCGTTCATGCCCACCATTTTGGTGACGTTGCGCTTAACCTTGGCGAGATCGGCCATTATTCGAGCCCATACTTTGACTTGAGGTCAGTGCCACCGGCCGGAGCCGCACCGCCGCCAACGGATGGCAGCGAGCCCGCCTGAGCCTGAAGCTTGGCGTAGCCGTCTTTGACCGCCTTTTCGAAGTCATCGAGGGCGTCGAGAAATTGTTGCTTATCGCCCTTCTGCATTGCGGTCTGCATGTTGGTGATCGCGGTTTCCGCCTTCTTGCTTTCGAAGTCGGTGATCTGCCCGCCACCGCGCAGCACTTCGCGCGCCTCGAGGAAGGCCCTGTTCACGCCTCGATCGACAGCCACCTGGAACTTGGCCTGTTCGGAGCCGGGGAGCACCGCCCAATCGGGGCGCATCTGGTTCGGAAGCACGCCCAGCGTCTTTCCAAACTGTTCCTCCATGCCCGCCGACTGCGAGCGAATGTCGGCAATCGCGCCGAGGGACTGGTCCATTGTGAGTTTCGCGGCCGGGAGATCGAACTGCGCATCGCCAACCATACCGCCGAGCTTCGTACCCTGAGCGCGCTGCGCCGCAATATAGGCCGGGTCAAACTCCCAAGTTTCATCCGCGATCTGCTGGGACAACGGGTTGATGTACGTCCCGTCGCTCATGGGCATGAAAGGAACCGTCTCGCCGGTTTCCTTGTTGCGCAGCGGCACGGGCTGGCCGAGACCGGCGCGCACCGTCTGGTTGCTGCCCTGCCGCCATTCGTCATACGGCTTCGGCGGGCGCCCGGCGCTGAGTTCCTGATTGGAGTAGAACTGGTATTCCTGAATGGAAGCGGGCTGCGCACCACCACCCTGTTCTTTGAGAGCGAGTTGCCATCCCTGTTCCGGGGGGAGCCCCGCGTACTCGGGGAAGTTGTTCTGCAGCCATTCCGCCGTCTGGTTGATGTTAGCCTGACGTTCGGCCTCTGCCTTCTGCTGGATTGCATAGGCGCTGTCGGCCTGAATGCCTTCCGACACGCCCACGCCCGGCCTGCCACTGAGCAAGCTAGCGCCAAGAGCGGTGAGCGTGTTGCGGCGCGGCGAGATGAAGTTATCGACGCCGGTCCAGCCGAGAGTGTTCGCGAGGCCCATGTCTCAGGCTCCTTAGAAGAATGCGCCAGCGGCGGTAGATGCGCCGCCGAGGGCCGCAGCCCACCAAGGCACCTGCTGTTCGCTTGTCGTGCCGCCGAACGGAGCCGTGCCGCCGAGCACCGAACTGGCCTTTGCCAACTGGCCCCATTTCGCGTCGTTCTGGCGCGTGAACAGGTCGGACTCTGCCTGACGTTTGGCGAGTGCATCCGCGTCCTGCGCTGCACCAACGGAACCAACCGCAGCCGAAGGGGCCAAGCTTGCATTGAACAGGCCGGGGAGCATCCCAGCCGCCGCCATCTGGCGCTGCTGATCGTTCTGGAAGTTGGAGTAATCGAGCCCCGCCACAGCGTTACCTACACCCTCACCAAGCGATGAGACATGCGAACCGCCGCCGAACCGGCCGGAGTTGGTGAACTGCGAATTGATGTTGCTCTGCGTGTCGTCAATGACGTTCTGCCTTAGGCTCGCATAGCCCGGATCATTCATGCCGAACCGCTGGCCGGATGCGATCTGGCCGAAGTCCCCGATTGTGTCCTGCACCGCTCCCGAATAGGTCGGATTGTTCGCTGCGCCCAACATACCCTGCCAGCCCTGCTGCGTGGTCGAGCCCGCGCCGGGATAGAGCGATTGATTGAACACCGCTGGCGTCTTGCCGAACTCGCTCTGCACGCCCTTGAGAAGTTGCGAGACGGTCGGGTTCACGTCAGGGTTTGACGGAGCCGAGGTCTGCGATGCTGTCGTGACGTTGCCCATTAGGTGAGCCTCTTGAAAAGCAGATTAGGGCTGTCGCCAGCCATTGGATGGTAGTCCGTCAACACACGAGACCAATCACGCCCCGCGACCCGCATTTGAGTGCAGCCCGCGTCCCGCGCGATCCGTTCCAGTGTCGTCATTTCCTTGCGCATGAAGTCCGCGAAGGCTTTCGGCCCTAGCGTTGAGCGGCCCCACAGTTTGTAGATGCCGCAGACCGTCTCGTTGCCTTCCGCGAACACTTCCAGCACAACGCGCGCCACCCCATAAGGACGGCGTTTCACGTGAACCACGATGCGGATCAAGTCGTGCCGCGCACCACAGCCGGAGCGACCGGGTTGAGGTATGTCACCCAGCCCGTCATGTCGCCCGTGCCGGAACTCGACTCCACTTCCACTGCGCCCTCAGGGTCCAGCATGAAGGGTTCGTTCCACACAAAGGCCGTTCCTGCCGTCATCGCTACGGCGTTGCGCATGTAGCTCCGGGTTGTCCCGTCATAGCGCGATAGTGTCAGTGTCGGCGTCCCGGTCGATGGTGTCACCACAATGGAAACAATCATCGTGCGGCGCTCTGCCGTGAACACGTCTGCCGGGTCGCCGTCAGTGATCGCGAATGGCTCGGTAAGCAGCCCGCCCGTTACGGAAATCGTCATCGCGCGCCACCACCGGCCGCTTCGATATGGTCAATGCCCTTGGCCGTGGTCCAGGTTGACGCCGCAGTGATGTTGCGGCGAAAGGCGACGTACTTGCCCCTGCCCCGCAATGGCACGCGCCCGCTGGTCTGCTTGGCAACGCCCGTCTTCCATGTCGTGGCATCGTTCAGGGCGTTCCTGACACCCAATTCCAGCGTGCCATCGTCGCTATCGTCTTCCGGCCTGCCGCGTCCGATCAGCGTTGAAATCGGGCTCGGATTGATTGCCGTTTCCAGCGTGGCCGCGAGGGACGGGCCCGCGAAGTAGCCGAACTTGTAATCAGCCCCCAACGCCCCGAACAAAGGCTGGCCGCCCTGAAGCAGCCGATTGTCCCATTCGAGGTCGGCATCGTCCCAAACGCCCGTGTACGAATCCCACGTCAACGCCGTCTGAGCGGCAAAGCCGAGATAGGAGGTCTGGAGCGTAAGCGTGAAGGGCTTATTGTGCTCCCAATTATAGCCGATGATGTCCTCGAACACGATTGACGACGCATTGTCGGACCGTTTCCACCGCCACATGACGTTCTTGCGGAAGGGGTCAATCGAGCCCTGAATGAGCGACATATCGGACTGGTCAACGCGGTCCAGAAACCACTTGTCCATCTTGCCCGCCAGAGGGCGTTCAATTCCTCCCCCGCGAGTGAACTTCCTGAGGCCGTCCGTTGCCCACCACCAGACCGTGCCATCGAATGACACGCAGGATTTGGCGCCGACAGAACCGAACTCTTCCGAGATGGACTGAATGCCCCAAAGGGCGTTCCCAACGTTGCCCACCTGGATCAGCCGCACCGCGCGCTGTTGCAGCACAAGCGCCGTGGTATCCGAGAGCTTGCCGCCCCAGATCAGCGCACCGCCGCTTTCAAGAGGCTGATAGTCCGCGCCCTTCGTGGTCCAGTTTGTGTGATCGGAGAACGCCGAGGAGCGAATGAGCCGATTGTCACGGTTACCCGCATTGTCGAGGCAGTCCGCCCCGAATAGAATGTTGCCGCACTCCCAGAACCAGCGCGGGTCTTTCGCAGCCGCTACCGCACTCGCCGCGCCGCCCGCTTCCACATCGTAGGCACGCATACCGTCGCCAATGTTGGAGTAGAGCAGCTTGGTCCCGAACCGCGCAAAGCACATATCGTCCGACGCCGCACCCGTGAGCCCGGTATCAATCGAGTCCCACGTAAAGTCCGCATTCATCTTTTCAACGGTCGAGGCGGTCGCGGCAACAACGGCCCACGTGCCATCCGCCGTCTGATAGCTGAACAAGCCCCTGGGAGGCCCCGGCAAGGCTTCGGCTGTCTCTGCCGTAGTAATCGACGGATAAGGCCCGTAGCCGTCCCTGAGGGGCTGTACGCCGTCCGCCTGCAGCATCAGGCCCGGCGCCAGTTCGGTCTGGTCCGGTGCAAGTATTCCGTAGGGAAACTGCATGTTACGGAGTGACCATATCGAGCGTCATTTCGGCGCTGCCGTATTCAGCGACATTGCCCTGCGAAACGAGCTGGTCGAGGATGTCATCCGCCATAGCGTTGAGCATCGCGGCCTCGCTGTAGTCCTTGAACTTCGCAGCCGCCGCAGCCTGGCACCCGAAGAGATAGAAGTCCGGCGCGAGTGCGAGCAGCCAATTGGTAGCGGTGCCCGAGGACAGGCCCGTGAGCACCGATGAGAACTTCGCGAGGTAGTTGTCATCCGTCACAGGCGCAATCTGGATGGTCGTTCCGTTGATGGCGTAAACCTGCCCATCATCCGAAATCTCATACGGGTTGCGCGAAATCATCGCATCCCAAGATACCTGCTTCAGAGGCACCGAACCGAGCACGTCACGCACCAGCGAAGTCATGCCGACAAAGCCCGTGGGGAGTGTGCCGGTCCCGC